TGTCAGGTACGTCAGCAGGCCAAATACCAGGCTACCCAGCACACCTATTGCTGCCCACTGTGAGGGCGTGACTTTATCGAGCAGCTGTAAAAACCAGTAGCCAGCACTGCCTGCGGAGGTGCCATAGGCGACACCCGTTGTTAACTTATCCATGGATTTCATAACCCCCACCTCGCAGATGCGGGCGCTGTGTAATGGAAACAAAAAATGGCCACCAGCGGCCCGTAAAAAACACCCCGTCAAAGACACCCGCAGATGCCTTTTGTGTGGTGTTATCTGATGTGATGTGCGTCGGATGTGACGCGGAGAAAATGAAATAAACCTTATCTGAAATTAAGGTTGATCTGAGGATTTAAACCATTTTTAAAGCTTAGTAATATCAACTCGTCTCCGGAAGGAGACCGATACTTATTCTTCTTCATGGACTTTGTCCCGCGGTCTTAATCCGACGACCGCGCTACTTTTCACCCTCTCGCAAATTGCTATCCAAAGGACGTTGTCCCACGAGTATTCCTGGATGCTCGTGTATTTTTTTGTCCTGAGAAAGGAATAAAAAAAACCGCCTGATACGGCGGTTGGTCAATTAAGGGATGAATTATTTAATTGTTATAAAACCGAGGCGTCGGGTGCCTCCCGAAGTATTCCGTGCCGTATGGATACTGTGGTTTCCCGCTAAACCGACTCTTTAAACCACCCTCGCCCTGAGGAACGCCTCTGCGGTGCTTTTACAACACCAGAATGATGCATCACCGACCCTGCCAGGAAATACAAAATCTCCACCGATAATGCACCATTCTGCTGCCGTAAAAAATCAGCACTGAGGCTACACCCGGCCTCAAATCATAGCCAGAGAACAGAATGCTTTTTCAAAACAACCTGCTCCCACGTAATAAAAAAATACGCCAGTGCCGCAATACAATAAGGCTTGTTTCAAATGCTGGAGCGGGTAGCGGGAATCGAACCCGCATCATCAGCTTGGAAGGCTGAGGTAATAGCCATTATACGATACCCGCATATGGTGCCGACTACCGGAATCGAACTGGTGACCTACTGATTACAAGTCAGTTGCTCTACCTACTGAGCTAAGTCGGCATTGGTTCTTCAGGGGAGCGATATCACCGAGCAAAGAAGAGTTCCCCCTCAGAACCGTTTTCGATGATACGATTTAATATTCCAATCGCAACAACACTTTGCGTCAAGTTATGTAAATTTATTTATGTGTTTTTATTTTATGTGAATAATTCACTTTCACTTAAAATATACATGACAATGTATAAACAAATTTATTTTGAAGGCGATTATTAAATGTCGTTTCTGATATCACGCCACAGAAACAACAAAACCCGCTCAATGGCGGGTTGTATTAAAGTTCATGCGCTTAATTTGCCTCGCGATACAGCTATGCGAAGCGTACCGAAATTGAAGCAGTTTGTGGCTCATTTTGCAATGCTTTTTTAAGCATAATCGAACGCTTCTCTCATAGGTGAATACAAAATGAACTCAGCAACACGCAACCACTGATCAACACGACGTCGGCATGTAATCAACGCCCACTCTGGGTACTGTTCGTTTAATAACTCGGCCATCCTTCTCTTACTCATCCCTCGCCCCACATAACGCTGACTCAGGACATTTAGTAGTCCTGGATGATCCGCCAGAACTTCACCTATAACACTATCAATTTTTAGTGCCTCTGCATCAGTACAATGCGCCAGCCAGCTCTTTTGCTTGCCGTTGATCATCTCTCGCAAAAACGCTTCCAGCTCAGCTTTCTCTATTCCCGCTTTTTTCATTCTGCGCAGGGCTTCATTGATGGCTGTTTTCGTCAATTTTTTTGACGCCAGCAACTGGTTAAACATATTCCCCGTCTTACCGCCGCCAATATACGACCAGCGCCCCCACATGCGCAGTTTTCCCTGAATCCAGACACTTTCCAGCGTGGTGAGACGAAGGTGTTCCCCGCTTTTGCCTGTATTTGTTGGGTAAATCATAAATAACCTTCCTTTCTCCAGATTTCTTGCGTGCGAAAAACACCTTCTGCATGCATCAGGCGTAATTCTTCTTTGGTGTAATCGCTGGTTTTTACCCGCCCGTCGATTAAATCGTGGCATGAGTTACAGGCAATCGCTGCCTGCATATCGTGTGGTTTTGTCGCTGTTCCGCACGTCCCTGCCAACCTGTAATGCGCCAGCACAGAAGTTTCGGGATTGTGATTGCAGTAGCCAGGGATTCTGACCTGGCACATCTGGCCCCGCGCCGCTTTACGTAAATCCACCATTACGCAAACTCCAGTAGCTGCGCGGCCACATTTTCGACTTGTTCCGGAGAGGAAAATTTACGGAACAGAATCCAGTTCCACAGCACATTCAGTACAGATTTATAAACCTGCTGAAACTCGGTTTCGTCCATATTCGCAAACGCGATGGATTTCGCCCGACGCCCACGACTACCATCAGGATAAAAATGCTCGGTGTAAAATCCAGCCTGAATGGTTACCCACTCGCGGAAAGCGTCAAATGACTTGAGTAATGCCGTATCCCGGGTTCTGCGAGTCGCAACGGTGTTAAGGTATTGCTCTGCGGCATCACTCAGGGCTGGCGTATGTTCCCGACCTACTGATTCGCACAGGAAATCAACGAAACCGGACACCAGTTCTCGTTCGCGAGGCGTGATCGCCCCACCGGCCGGAGTCCAGTAATCGAATCCCAATTGCAGGAGTTTGAAAAAACGCTTGTGGAATGCGTAGTTACGAACACGCTTAAAGTCAGCGTGTATCCACTCGCCTATTTTGATTTGATGCAGAAAATCGCAACTCTCCGGCGTCGCCGGGAGAAGTAATCCGGAAGAGGTTTGTTTGACCAGTTGTATATGCGCCATCGTAGTTCTCCGCTGGCGCAGTAGAATGGGTGTTCAGCCCGTTATGTAGTATATCAGAATTAATGCCAATACTAACAGGATGCTCTGACTCGCAATTCATCCAGCAGTTTATCATTTCCCATAATGTCACTTACCCTCATCGGTAAAAAAATTGCCTTTCGACCATTACGATACATCATTGATTTTGGGGTTTCAGGGAAGTAATCCATTTCGACTATAACTGACAGGTCATCACGACGTATGACTGCGTATTTGCTACTAAATAGTTTCTTTATTTTTTCCACGATGCCTCCAGGTTTATAAGTACAAAAGGTTATATCCACATAGAGACAAAAATATTAATCTGAAAAATATTTATTTCACGTCGTATATTTGATTGTTTAATGTGCAGGTACAATGACTTTTATTTTTGGCTGTGTATATAATCAAATATATGGTTATTTTTCACCCTGCATATTCAGCACGCAACAAAAAACCCGCCGAAGCGGGTTTTCATTAGAAGCATCTTTAGTTTTGCTGTTCTATTTTAAGCTTGATAGTTTCATACAAAACAATAGTTGCGCCTGTTTTACATAATTCCCGACTGTCATACGCACGAGACCAATAACACAACCAATTTTCAAGCTCTTCTCGTGTATAAATTTTACAGGCCAGCCCCTCAGCCATCTCCACAACTTCATCGCCTGGTGCGGTTAATTCGTATCCATTTAACAATAAAAAAACCGCACCAGCCATCATTGCTGTGCGCTTGTTTGCATTGGCAAATGGATGATTCTGAATCAGACTTTCAATCAATACCGATGCCAGTACAAACATGTCGTTGGTTTGCTCATACCATCGAACCATACTGGGACGAGACTGAGAAGAACTTAAATTATCAACACTCAGCACACCAACAGGTTCATCTGGTGTTTGAAGCTCAATTAAAAGGCGATTAATTTCAGTAAGATCATCAACCGAAAGGTAGTGCACTCCTTCAACAATCTCAGCCATAGAGCACAATACCCATCATTACACTTTTGAAAGATCTTCCATTGCCTTCTCGTAACGAGAAAAACCGAAATCGAAAGCATTTTTCACCTGCTCACGATGAGTGCAATTTTCATCGATAGCCGGGCGCGGAGCTGCCACAACGCTTTTATCGCGAGGGGGAATAGTCAATCGCGGGTGTTTTTTTAGTGCGTAGCTCATTGGTGTACCCTTACTTCTCCGTCCTGTTCTTTAACAAAAATTAAGTCAATACAAAATTAGTCAGGCTAATGTTGTTAGCATAGCCTAATACCAATCGTATTCACAACCACAGTACGTGAAAAAACCCGCCGAAGCGGGTTAAGTGCGGGTGCGTTGAGGATGCCTGACATATCAGAGGTGGCGGGAGATTACTCTCCCGCCCGGTCTCTTACTCCTCAGGTTCGTAAGCTGTGAAGACAGCGACCTCCGTCTGCCCGGTTCGGATTCGTACCTCGCAGAGGTCTTTCCTCGTTACCAGTGCCGTCACTATGACGGTTAAACAGAT